CCAGTAGAATAGTGGTTCAATAGGAGTTCTTGTATGCAGCTGCTGGCTTTCAAAGAGACGACTCAGTGGGCTTCTCCGCGCACTGCAAATCATACCTATCTACTTGATGGCAACAAGCTGTATGCCTATATTAAGCAGGGTACGACTGAGCAGATTTGGTTTCCGAAGCCCATCAAGAACTTCGACAAACGTAGGCGGACGTTCACTCAACTCAAGCGTAACCCATTCCACATTCGCAATCGCATTCTGAGCGTTGCCCCCGTCGACGGTGCGCTCGGTGCCGTGATAGTTGAGGTACAACAATGAGACTACAATGGAAACTCAGACACTTAATTGACGTTGTTATGTTAATGTTAGGTGCATTCGCATTCGCAGCAATTCTTCTTGCTTTCACTGAAAAGTTCTACGAAGAGAAAGAGGAACAAGACGGCAGGGTTCAAGATATTATCATTCGCGGCAAGCTCTATAACTGTGAGGAAGTAAACTCAAAATGATGATCTTCGGTAAGATTCCAACTTACAAACCCAAGAAGAAGAGCAAGGCTGTTCTAACCAACGTCGCCAAGAAGTACAAGCCGGAGTTCACTCCACTTGTAGTAAAACCAAGAAACCGAACCTCCGCCGATAATCTCCCTTCAGCAGAGATCAAAGCGATTAAGGTTAGGATTCCCGTTCGGTATGAAGGTGAGATGCTTGAGCGCGAGTTGGCTGCACAGAAAGAAATAGAACATAAGAAGAAGTTCGTTGCTCCAATGCACAAGTCAAACTACATATATGTGGGAGGTGAAGCCTATGCAGATATTAAAGGCTGGGGAAGAAAAAATGAAGTGCTGTGATTCACAAGAAGAATTGTTTGAGCTTAAGAATAGAATAACGAATTTAATCAACCGACTAAATTCAACCAGCTACATGATCTTCTCGAAAGATATGGCAAAACTGATGTTAGAGGAATTCCACGAAAAACAATGGAGTTCAACAGAATATTTGGAGAACCCTGATGCCTAAACGACACATTAAGACGCCCAAGAAAGGATATCATCTCAGTGAAGAAGGAGTTAGCCAGATAGAACGAAGTTATGGTGGGAAATATATGGGATATTGGTGCACCATAGCCAAAGGTGGCGGTTGGACATATCAACCGATTGATGTGTTCTATCAGCCGAATCCAGATCTAAGCAAAGGGCACAGCCATTACTTCGGAATCGTTATTCGCGACGACGTCGTATACATCACCAATGCATCGCCTGTATTCTCACAGCCTATGTATGGTGTTCTTTGTGATGATGGTGAAGTTATAGTTTCGCGTTATCGTCATGATTGTGTTGTGAAAGGCAATCACATGATTGATGGTGGGCGCGATTACACTCGGTCCAGCCTCAACAGTCAGATGATAAAAATCACTGTTGATGGTCCTAAATTTAAATTTCGTAAGGAGGAACGTCGAAATGACTGATAGATTTGATCTCGAACAAGACATTATGAAAGCGTGGAACGTTGTTGATGACATCAGGCTTCTTGCTGAAAGTATGTTTAACGGTCCTCTACCAATGACAGAAGACCAGATCTGCAATATTCTTATTGGAATGGAGCACATCTATGAACTGCGGTTCAATAAGGTATTCTCCACGTTTGAGAAATGCATTAAGCGTGGCGATATATGAGTCAAGGTCCGCTAGTGACTGTCATCACGGCAACATCAGCGAATCCTCTACTCACTGATGTGATCGAGAGCGTTCACAATCAGACATACGATAACATTCAGCATCTTATCTTTGTCGATGGTCCGGCGCATAAAGATAATGCGCTGAAGCTGATTGATGCTGCGTATCTGCACAAACCCGATTCTTGTGTAGATGTTATTGATCTTCCAACTCCTGTTGGTGTTGATAGGTGGAATGGTCATCGAATGTATGGTGCCGGAACATATCTTGCTGATGGCGATTTCATCATGTATCTTGATGACGATAACACTCTGCATCCAGATCACGTTCAGTCGTGTATGAATGTAATGATGCAAGGAAAACTTTGGACGTTCTCCTTCCGCAACATTCAAGACAAAGACAAGAACTTCATCTGCCGCGATGACTGCGAATCTCTTGGAGTATATCCAAGTGTTCTTCATCCAGAAGATTACTTCGTTGATGTGAACTGCTACTTCTTAAGAAAAGATGTAGCAGTTTCCCTCAGCCCTCTTTGGTATCGAAAGGCGAGAGAACCAGGAGTGCCAGAAGTTGATCGCGTTCTTTGCTCGAGTCTTCGCGAACACTTCAACAACTTCCTTCCAACATATAGGCACACTGTCAACTATACTGTGGGCAACAATCCGATGTCTGTTCAAAAGGAATTCTTCCTTCAAGGCAACGCCGAGATGTTGCGCAGGTATGGCGGAAACCTTCCTTGGGTGGTTTAAGATGCACTCTCTCAATGACTTGAAAGCTCTATTTCAAGAGTATGGTTACAAGATCAAAGACTTCAACGGGCATTGTCTTGTTGTTGGTAGGAACAGATATGGAATGATCCTCGATCAGATCTATGTCAATGGAGAGTTGGCTGACAAAAAGAAAATTGCATCGGAAATAAAAAATAAGAATAGGCGTTGATTTTCATATCTGTTCATAGTATAATAACCTCATGATGAATGGAGCAGATATGTTTTATACCAATGTCGAAGTTCTTGGCGATAATATTCTTTTCAGGGGAGTAGAGAATGGCAAACGAATTGCCAGGAAAATACAATACTCTCCTAAACTCTACACTAAAGCGAATAAGAAAACTCAGTGGAAGACTCTTCAAGGTGAGTATCTTGAGGAACTTCCCTTCACATCAATTTACGAAGCGCGAGACTTCGTTAAGAAGTATGAGGGCATCGAGAACTTCAAGATCTATGGTTTCACGCGATATCCATACGCATTCCTTTCGGAGGTATTTCCCAAAGATATTCCGTGGGAGGCTGATAAGATTTGCGTTGCTTACATCGACATTGAGGTTGCGTCCGACGAGGGGTTCCCTGAACCTGATCTAGCGAACAAGGAAATCACTGCGATCACGTTGTTCATCAATGGCACATATCAAGTATTCGGTTGTCAGCCATATAACAACTGTCGCGATGATGTGAACTATCGAATGTTCACTTCCGAATATTCGTTGCTCAAAGAATTCGTTGAGGTCTGGGCTTCTTGCCATCCTGATATTATTACTGGCTGGAACAGCAAGTTCTTCGACATTCCTTATCTGATCAATCGCATAACAAATGTTCTTGGCAATGATATTGCTCGAAGGATGTCTCCTTGGAATCGTTTGAATGAGCGCACTGCTACGTTCAAAGGCAAGGAAGCAAAGACCTATGACATCGTTGGTGTTGTTTCTCTCGACTACATTGAGTTGTATCGAAAGTATGCACCAAACCCAAACCAAGATTCCTTTCGTCTAGACAACATTGCTAATGTTGAACTCGGCGAGAAGAAGGTAGATTACTCAGAGTATGGTTCTCTTCTTGAGTTGTATAAGACGAACTATCAAAAGTTCATCGAGTATAACATCAAAGACGTTGAGCTTGTTGTTGGTCTTGAGAATAAGATGAAGCTGATTGAGTTGGCAATGACTCTTGCCTATGACTCAAAGACTAACTTCGACGATGTATTCTCTCAGGTTCTTATGTGGGATGTAATCATCTACAATCACTTGCGAAGCAAGGGCATCATCATTCCACCCAATGATGATCATATGAAATCAGCTCAGTATGCTGGTGGGTATGTGAAAGATGTTCAGGTTGGTATGCACGATTGGGTTGCTTCCTTTGACTTGACTTCTCTGTATCCCAGTTTGATTATGATGTACAATATCTCACCGGAAACGTTGGTTCATCCGACGGAATACACTGAAGAGATGCATCGTGTTATTTCTCAAAACATCAACGTCGATTCCATGTTGGCCAAAGAAGTCGACACATCCAAACTCAAACAACTCAAGATGACGTTATGCCCGAATGGGCAGCTGTTTCGTACTGAGAAAGAAGGGTTTCTTGCTACGCTGATGCGGCAGATGTTTGCTGATCGTAAACGATACAAGAACCTCATGACTGAAGCAGAGAAAGAGTTGGAGGCTGCCAAGAAAGCAGGAACCAAAGACGTTGCAGATATTGTGAACAGAGTTTCTCGATACAAGAATCTGCAGATGGCGAAGAAGGTTTGCTTGAACTCAGCTTATGGTTCCCTCGGCAATAAATTCTTCCGGTTCTACGATATACGAATGGCAGAAGGAATCACTCTGTCGGGTCAGTTGGCAATTCGTTGGATCGAGAATCATATCAACGATTATCTCAACAAACTGCTCGGAACCGACAAGGATTATGTAATCGCCTCGGATACTGATTCAGTGTATATTCGTTTCGATGAGTTGGTGAAGAAAGTGTTTGGTAAGAATACATCGGATAAACGCAAAGTAATTCAGTTCATGGATATAGCATGTAACGATAAGATCCAACCTTTCATAAGCAAGTGCTATGCTGAGCTTGCAGACTATGTTGCTGCATTCGATCAAACAATGGATATGAAGCGCGAAGCATTAGGTGATCGCGCAATCTGGACTGCTAAGAAACGTTACATCATCAATGTATACAACAACGAAGGCGTCGAATACGCAGAACCTAAGATGAAGATCATGGGTCTTGAGGCAATCAAGTCTTCGACTCCACTTATCTGCCGCAACAAGATTAAACAAGCGTTCAAGATTATTCTTGGTGGTAGTGAACTTGATATTCGAAAGTTCATAGCAGAATTCCGCGCAGAGTACAACAGTTCTCCATTGTCTGATATTGCATTTCCTCGTGGCGTGAATGGCATAAAGGAATATGGTGTCAAGCTCAAGGATGTGCGCGGTGACATGAATGCACTGCGGCAGGCTCCCTACAAATCAGGAACGCCAATTCACACCAAGGGTGCGTTGATCTACAATCATATGCTTGAAGTTCTGAAGTTGGAGAAGAAGTATCAGAAGATTTCCGATGGCGACAAGATTAAGTTCGTGTATTTGAAGCAACCGAACAAACTCAACAGCAATGTTCTTTCGTTTCATGACGATATTCCGAAAGAGTTTGACATCAAAGACAAGGTGCATTATAATATGCTCTTCGAGAAAACCTTTCTTGATCCGCTGCAGATTGTGCTGGATTCAATTGGTTGGCAGGCTGAAGAGTCTAGTTCGCTTGAAGATTTATTTTCATAAAGGAGAAGACTATGAGTATTTTGGATAAGATCAAGAAGAATTCTACGATTAAAGAATCTGCTATTCTGGCGAAGTCGAAGTTCTTCACCGAGAAAGATATGATCACAACTTCGGTTCCTGTAATCAACGTTGCGTTGTCTGGTCGCCTCGATGGCGGATTGACTCCGGGTCTGACCATGTGGGCTGGTCCGAGTAAGCATTTCAAAACTTGTTTCTCGTTGCTCATGGCAAAAGCATATCTAGACAAGTATCCGCAATCTGCTATGTTGTTTTACGATTCTGAGTTCGGTACACCTCAATCATACTTCACTTCGTTTGGCATCGATCAGGATCGAGTTCTTCATACTCCGATCACTGACGTCGAGCAGCTGAAGTTTGATATTATGCAACAGCTGTCGAACGTCGATCGCACTGACAAACTCATCATCGTGATTGATTCAATTGGCAACCTTGCTTCTAAGAAAGAAGTAGAAGATGCTCTGGATCAAAAGTCTGTTGCGGATATGAGTCGAGCCAAGCAGATCAAGTCTCTGTTCCGTATGATCACACCTCACCTGACAATGAAAGACATTCCGATGGTTGTTGTGAACCACACCTACAAGGAAATTGGTCTTTATCCGAAAGACATTGTTGGTGGCGGCACTGGAAGTTATTATTCATCGGATAATATCTTTATTATTGGCAGGCAGCAGGAAAAAGAAGGAACTGAAGTCGTTGGCTACAACTTCATCATCAACGTCGAGAAGTCTCGTTACGTTCGCGAGAAGTCAAAGATTCCTGTTTCTGTCTCTTTTGATGGTGGTATAAGTAAATGGTCAGGATTGCTTGACATTGCGTTGGAAGGTGGATTCGTACAGAAACCTTCCAATGGATGGTATGCAAAAACTGATCTTACAACTGGTGCCATGGAAGATAAGAAGTATCGCCTGAAGGATACTGATACTGAATCTTTCTGGAACCCAATACTAAAATCAAAACAGTTTCAAGAATATGTGAAGAAAACCTATATGGTATCAAGCACTCCGATTCTTGGCATAGCAGGAGACGATGAAGATGATAAAGTGGATCCAGAATAAACTCGAGCGTCTGGGCATTGCATACAGAAAGAAATACTATGCGCCAGATAATTTGTATGAGTATGCAATCGACGTTTCTGTTGAAAAGTCTCAGACTCTTCCTATTCGAATTTTGAAAGGCAAGTATGCTGGAGTTGTCTACTGTTATGATACTATAAAAATTGGTGATGATCGAGTTGACGGCAGTGTCGATGCCACGTATAATATAAATGTGATCCAATTCACAGAAAAGCTCA